ATATTAACACCATCTACAGCATTTAAGTTAATGGATTTTTTAGAGCTAAATAATAAATGATCAGCAGTTGTGTTAAATACTAATCTACCAGAATTTAAAATCACTTGTTTACCAGAATATTGCTCTGGAGTTTGTGGTGCATTGTTTTTATAACTAAAGTAGTTAGTACTTGAGGCCTTTAAAGGAACTTTTTGGGTCGAAGCTAGATAAATTGAAGAATCATCATTATTAATATCTTCAACTGTTGGTACCCATCCTTCTTCTGTTTGAGTTCCTTGACCATTTCTGATGATAGTAATAGGGTCACCGGAAGATCCTGTTGAAGACCAGTTATTAGAAGTATCAGGAACGGTTGAACCAATTCTTATACTATTACCCCATCTACCTTCATAAATTATATCACCTTCAAATGGTAAAATAGGATGGATATTTGAACGTTCCTTAAATGTTTTACCTAAATAAATTTCTGTAGATTGATCTGTTACTCTTCTAATATTACCTGTTTCTGTTTGAACATAGTCTTTTTGTTGAGTTGGAGGTAAAGCATTAGGAGCTGTAGGGTAAGCATTATGATGGGGGTGATTCCACAATGAAACTATATCAATATAATATTCTGTGCCATTTGAGGAAATAGTATCAATATTTGTACTGGGGAAAAATATGATATATACAATTTCGTTTACTAAAGGTAAATTTTTAAAATTACCTGTTAATGGTCGTGCAATTGGAAGAGAGGGAGATGGTTGTGGGTTAATTACATCTTCATATTCAATCATACCCAAAGCATTCCATTCACCTAATTCTTCAAAACGGGGGTGAGTTTCGTCTAAAATAATACTTAAAACTCTAACAGCTTTAATTAAATTAGCTTGTTCAATGGCTTGTTGAACACCAAAATTATTATTTAAATTTGGATTAAGGTTTTGATTAACCGATGCAAAGCCATATCTTACAGCCATTATTTTTCTCCTTTTAATTCATTCATAGCAGAAAGAAGTTGTTCCTTTTCTTCTTCAGAAATGGTTAGATTACCTTCTGCGGTTTGGGTTTGCATAGCACGTTGTGCTAACGCAGCCATTTTAATTAAAATATCATCGTTTTTAACACTAATTTCCATATATTCCTTAATTAAAGGAACAACTAAAGTAGCATCACCAATATCTGAAATTAGTGGTTTTAGTTCGGAAATAAGAGCTGTAACTTGTTGGTCTTTTTTCTTTTGGTTATTATAAATTTCCTCTAAAATATCAGAGAATTTTTTCTTACCAAAAACAACGTTATCGAATTGTGACATAAATATACAATTAGTTTCTTATAAATATGAAAACTAAAACTTTGTATATCCGTGTTCTAAATAAAATATATAACCTTTTTTAAAGACATCATATAATTGATTAGCTATTTTAGTAATCTTAGGAGTCTTAACATCAACTATTTCACGGATATAAATGTAAAGTGCTTTTTTATTAAAAATATCTAAATTTTCTCGTTTACGAAATAACTCAAGAATAGCATCAGCTATTTGAGCATCTGATTCTTTAGGGAATAACTCGTATATGTTTTTGCTACAATAATCAGTAAAATCATCTATAAACATAGATAAACGTTCATCATGATTATCCCCATCAATATGATATGAATGATTTTCGTCTTCCTCTAGAATTTCAATAGGTGAAGTATCAACACGTTTTTTATAATTCTTTTGGTTTGAAAGGATTAGATAACGTTTTGCAATAGTACCAAAATAAGAATATGCTTTAGCTCCTTTAGCAGGATTAAACAAATGAATTTTAGATAAAAGGAAAGTAATTACTTCATGTTGTAAATCTTCAATATTTTCTACCTCCGTATAATAAAATTTAAACGTATGGATGATATTTTCTGTAAGTTTAAAAAAAGCATAGTGGATTTCACTTCTATAAATTCTAGAACGTTCTTCAGAATCTAAAGTATTATTATAACGTACAATAGCATTCTCAGTTTCTTGAGTAAAGTATTGTATCCCCTTCTTTTTTTTCTTTACAACACCTTCCATATTATAAATTTTTAATATTGAAGGAATTTAAAATAGTTTGGATGGATTTTATTTGTTCAAACACAAAACCAACTTCATCATCGGCTTTAAAACTACCTTTATAATCTAATTCCTTAAGTTTTTTATCTGCTACCTCAATTGTATCTGATACTTTATTAAGGTAGGTCATGTATCCTACGAGAATATCCTCTTGTTTTTCGTTTTTACGTAAGAGGTTAAAGGTCGTGTATCCTAAGATCACGACCGTTATGCCTAAAATTATTGTCAATATTATCATAAATTGTCTAATAAATTTTTAAGACCTTCATTTTTAAGTGAACCTAATGCTTTTGTTTGGGAATTAGGTTTTGAAGGTGTTTTTTTATTTGACTCTAATGTAAAACCTTTCTTTGGAGTATCCACGCTACCATTTAGTTTAGGTAACCACTCACGTTCAAATTCGATACGTGCTGCCATTAAATCGGCCTGGTGTATAATGAATGGGAGAGCAGTGCGAGGTTTTTGTTCGGGCATATAAGTCATAAGATATTTCTTATTTGCCTCATCATATAAACCATCATGCGTCTGGATAGCTACCATTTCATTAAATGTGTATTTTACATCATGCGCCTGGAGTAGGAATAGACCACGATCGGGAACAGATGCGAATGGGACTTTAGTATTAAACATATAGTCTTCACCAAGTTTTTCACGTCTCCAATTATCTGTTTGAGGAACATATGATTCTTCCTCTTCGGAACCCATTTTACCCAGGTCATGATTTAAAGCAGAAAATACAAGTTCTTCTTTAGTAAATGTATCTAGAGCAGCACCCATATCACCCCACAATTTATGAAGATGAAGAGCACAAGTTACAACACGGTTAACATGTTCAATATATCCTCCAGGAAAAGCATTATGGTATTCTTTTTTATGAGCCGCCGGCATTAAGATGATACGGTCTTCATATTTTTGATAAAACTCTTTAAGAGCAGTTTTACGTGGTTCAGAGATATGATCATCAATAAAACCAATAAAGTCCATCCAATTTTGTTGGATCTGTTCAGCCGATAGTTGCATAAATTAAAAAGGATTAATTTCTCCAGGTGATAGGGGTTCTTGTTGAACGAATGCTTTAGCATCGCTAATAGTTTCTCGAAGGGTAATCAATACTTCTTCTACTTGTTCTCTCGAACCTCCACGATTTAGGAATAGATACAATTTCTCAATTTCTCCCTCGGCTCGTTCCAACCGTCTCATTATAATATCTCTGTTTTTCATAACATTCTTTTATTTTCTTTTTTTCCCGTATCCCCAATATACATTATATAGGATACACCTCCAAGCTTAGTTTAAAAGACTTTGTACTAAGTCTAAAATCTTTTTTAAATGCGCACATTTTTCATATTCTTCAAATTCCTGGAAGTATGAAATAGTGAATTTTAAGTATGTCTCTAAGAACTCGTCGGTATAATGTATGATAGATTCTTGATGTTTCCTATCTTGGGGATCAATTTTTGATATCCAAAACCAAGCTCTATTATATACTACAAATTCTCCGGCTTGTTCAACATCATACAAATCTAATTCCTCATCCATATTGGAAAAGAAATCTAATATTTTATGTTCAAGTGTTTTATGATTGTGGATAAGTTTTTTAAACATACCTACCCAGAATAAAGGATGTTCTTTATAGTTTAATAAAGTATCTGTCATCTCTGCTTTTTCCCTCAGAGATTCAGGTTCTTCATTGTTAAACAATCCAAATATTTTGTTTATGTCCACAACCATAAATATATGTATAAAACGTTTCTATAGCGCATATAAACGCAAGACGCGAGGTATTCACAATACCCCGCGCCTTTTATATAATACGTTTATATAGTTATTTTATATCGGAAGATTCGATAAGTGTATAAGTAAATGATTTACCATGAATAGCGGCTGCTTTACGAGCAATAGCCATAAATGATTCAAAATCAGCTGCTTTTTTAAACACTTGACATCCTTCAGACCAGTTTTCTACGTAAGTAGAATCTGCACCTGCTTTATGGATATTAATACCGAAGATACCTTCTTGGATTTTTGACTCATCATAAGTCATGTCTTTGTTAGCATCACGATAAACTTTAACTGGTTTTTGTTGTTTTAAAGCTTCGTATTTTCCTTGGTGTAAACCTAGGGTGTGTGAACCTCTATATTGACCTTCAACTAAACGAGCAACCCCAGCTGCATTGTGGTATTCTTTAACACCTTTAGTTCCTGGATCAGTAGTGCAGGGCCATTCATGATATTTCCACACACCACCTTCTTTGTAAGAAAGTGTCATAACGTCATCAAAAACGTTAGTTACTTTATTTCCGGTAGCGGAATTTCTAACACCAACGATGTTTACATCGAAATCTTTTTCGCCTTCAAACCAAGCATATCCTTTTGATTTTACAGCTCCTTCTATTTTTTCTTTTGAGTATCCCATTATTTAACGTATTCGTAATATTTGTAAGTTTTAGTTTTTCTATCTTCTAAACCGTGAGTACCTCCGTTAATTCGTTTTGTAAGTTCTAAAATTGAAGCATCGTTAATACCTTTATCACAAATAGCCCATAGCTTATTTCTTTCAAAGAAGAACATAGCTGATTCAAAGGCATACTTAGTAGCAACTGTGTCAGGATCAGTTAAGACCTCGTTATTATTTAAAAATTTAGCAAAAGCTTCATAATTAGCTTTACCAGTCAATTGAAGAGCACCTCTACCTCTAAATTTCCATCCATCACCAGATGCTTCATCTCCGTTACCCATTCTAGAGGCATAAACACGGTTAGCAATTTTTTCTGGTTGGCGGGCATAAGACTCTTCTAGATTACCGGGAAAATATTTTCCAAAGATACCTTGTAAACCTTGAGCTGAATAATTTAAGTTTTCTGAAAATGCTTTAAAACCACCTGTTTCATGTGATGTTTGAGCAAAAAAATGAGCAGCACGAATAGGAGATAATTTATAAAACTCCATTGCTTTTTTCATTGTACCTGGACCGAAAGCACCATCAGCTGCTACTCCGATCTTCTCTTGTAAACTTTTTAGACTCATTATTCTTCAGTTTCTTCGTTTTTCTTATCTTTTTTGTTCATCCATTTATCAACAGATGCAATACCAAATGAACCTAGTACTAGGACCATAAATCCATCAAAAATAAATTCATTAAGTACTAAAGCATTTCCCATATAACCTGTTACAAGGTCGATAAGTAATGCTAAAACTAAGCACATAAAGGCAACGAAACCAACAATGGCTTTTTCGTTAATTGAGTTTTTGTCGTCAAATAGTTGTTTAAAAAAATTTTTCATTATTTAGTTGTTTTAGGAGTTCTAGGTTTGCGCTTTTTATAGGCAACTTTTTCTCCAACAACTTCTTTTTTAATTTTTTCTTTTACAACCTCAGCTTCTTTTTTTATTTCTTTAGTTACTTTAACTACTTTTTCGTCAATAGTAGTTTTACCGAGCAACCAATTCCAAAATTTCTTAAGCATAAGTAATCAAATTATTGTTTATTATAAATATTATATTTTTTTAAAAGCACTTTTTAAGGCAGATTCTAATGTTTTTGAAAATACTTTTTTATTAAGTGGTATTTTGTTATCTTCTACATTTAATAAAGCGGCAAACAAAAATGTACTCTTTTTAGATTCTTCTTCGTAACTTTTACCATCAATGGTTACAACTACTTTTACAATGTAATCTTTTTTTAACCATTGCATACCAACGATGTTAACAATTTGTTCTGGGGATTCAATTTTTACTATTTCAACACTAATATTCTTATCAGCGGTTTCGCATAATTGAAATCCATTATCAGAGGCAATTTCTTCAGTAGTCTCTTTCACACCAAAAGTAACATTTCTGTCTCCAACAGTTTCAATAGATGTATAATTGTAAACAGTATCTACTTTATAGCAAGGGTTAGAAGTAGATAAAAATAAAGGTAATAAGATTGCTAACATGTTTATAAATATTAATTCCTATAACCTGTACGAAACAAATAATAATTAGAACTACCTTTATTAGACACCCCAGATACAGTAATAGTTTGAGTTCCTGAATAAGTTGATTTAAGATTAGATGATGAAGTATTAATAGTATTCCACTCAGTTGGGGTAAAAATCCGATAATTTGGAACCGGACTTCTCCATGCTCTACCTATTATTTTAGCATAAACTAAATAAACATCTGTAATAGTTAAATTATCATCATTATTAACATCCATTCTATAATAGTCTCTAGCATTAAAAGATCGACTTAATACTTTTTGATTAAATGATTGAGCATCACTAACAGCAGGAGATGAAATAGTTAAGCTACTGATTTCAATTTGAAAATCATAAACTGTAGCGTCTTTAGTAGATGAGATAGCATATTTACCATTTGCA